CGTTCCTTGCTACGTTGGCTTACCCCGATGGGAGCGATGAAATCCTGCGCGATCCGTCCCTCACTGAGCAGACGGTTGATGGTGTCCATGACACCACCTTGCCTGCCTTCTATCATCCGCTGTACCTTGTTAATGACTACCTGGTTGAGGCCCTGCTGTTTCTGTACCGATGCAGCTGCCGGCATTACTGTTGTTTCCATAATACTATGTTTTTAATGTTGATGAATCAGAATTTATTCTTAGAGCTTGTCTTGGTTGTTTTAGTATGTCCCATGTATTTTTCTTCTGACAAACGGATATAATCCTCTTCGCTATATCCGGTCAGCCCGAACAGTTCATAATATCCGGGGAAAGTTTTTTTTCCCGCTTCCGGTATATGCATGCTGGTTCCCTTGTGGCAGCAGATGATATGCCGGACAAAGCGGTAACACTTGCAAAGATCAGCCACGACGGTATATTCGTTGTCCGTATGAGGTTCGTAATATCCACAGGAAAGATTGATACAGGATACTTCCAGACCGTTTCTTTTCAAAGCCGCCACATCTGTATTCAGTCCCTGTGCCGGCTTGTAGCCGTACTTCCGGACATCTATAGCTGAAATGAACTCGTTGGAGCAGAGCTTCATCCCATTGATTTGTGTTACCATATCCCCGTTCCCTTTCCGGTCACACTGAATCACGAAACGGCAATCGGAAAAGAAGGACATATCGGCATGGCTGCTGCCTATGCATCCCACCTCCTCCTGTACGAAGAAGGCACATTTCACCGTCTTGCAATCCTCCAGGCATTTCAGGCAGATCCAGATGCCGTTCTTGTCATCCGCACCGATTCCGGTCATCCGTTTACGCTTGTGATCATAGCCGACAATCATCGAGTCCGCCACAAGATGGGCTGCATAAGAGCCTGTCTTGCGCCAGTGTACCTCATCCATGTGCGCCACGACACAGGGGTAGCTTTCCCGGTTGCCTTTGACCGCATAGATGTTTCCGTACCTGTCTTGCCGGAAAGGAATCTCCATCCTTTTGAGTTCCTCTATGATGAATTTAGCCATCTTCCCCTCTCTGCCAGAGGGGGAAGAAATGCCGTAAAGAGCCATTAGTTTTTCCATGATAATGATATTTTAGGAAATGAACAATTTTTCGATTTGCAGGTATCGTCTGAATTCCGGTACGGGACGCCCTTTACGAAAGAGAAAAGACGGATATTTCTTTCCTTTATATTCCACTGATAATCCTTTCAGGACTTTCCCGAATACGGTAGATACATAGTACATATCCTGACAGTTCTTGCAGAATGCCGCATCCGGGAAGATATGTATCTTCCCGCATTTGGGACATACATATTTTTTCCTGTTTGCGCGCCCTTCCGTGCTCCGGCAGGTGGCTATGCTCGTGTCGCCCTCCGTATTTCTCAGTTCCAGGTTACCGTCCGTCAGATGGAGGCTGTAGAACGTGTCGAGGTAAGGCACCCCTTTCTTGTGCCACCTGCAGGCGGGCACTTTCACCGTCAAAGAAACCTGTATATTATCTCCGGCCGCCCATTCCTGCCCCTCAATGGGATTCAGTACGGTGAAATCCGTTGTATGTGTATAATCGTTGTATCTGCGTCGCAACAGGATACCTGCCTCCTGCGCCTGCTTGCGGATCAGTTCGATGACGAATGCGTGTGAGGAATAGATACGATCCAGCAGGGAGGCGGCAATCGGTGTGTTTATTGATTTCCACAATGTTATCTCGTTCCATACAATGGCCCGTCCGACCACATTGCTGCTGTCATCCCTTGCCACGAGTATTTTGGCTCCTGCAAAATTGGCATAGAAATCCGCTGCATTACGGGCCTTGTCTTCATATCTCATACAGGAGTTGTGCAGGCTGGATTCGCTACCGTCAGATATGGGACTATAGTTGCTTTCCAGATAAGCCTCCATAAAATCGTTCATACTGTCATGCAGTCTGATTGTGACCTTGCTGTCCAGTGAGATGGCGCTGCAGAAATAGTTGATTTCATCGGGCTGGTACGGTCCCAGATTTTTGAACAGCTCGATAAACGTGGACGGTTCCAGATCTGTCCGGTTCTCCGGAAACCAGGGCGCCTGCGGATTGTTCCGGTCCGGGAAATTGGGATGCCCCAAGTCTTTGTTGCATGCCGTGAACACGATCCGGATTTTCTTGAACGTGCCGGCTTCCGTCCGTTTGCGTTTGGTGGAGAAAAAATTGTAGGACCCCCGTATGACTTCTTCCACCGGTACGTTCTTTTTTACTTCCGAAAGGATATCTTTGGCTATCACACTTCCGTTTTCCGCCGCATGGGTCAGGCGGGATTTCAATTCGTTGCTAACATTCAGTTTCATAATCATTCGGTTTATTGTTTATAAATTCTGTTGTTTATATGGCAATTGTTTCTTGCCAGGCTGCATTTGGCGCAATTTCTCTTTCCGCTTTCTGAGCAGGTCAACGGACATGTTCCTGCTTGTCCGATATTCCTCCTCACTCATCCGGCGAATGGAGGGAATGCCCGTCCGGGTCAGTGTATGGTTTACCATCCAGCCGTCCATGAAGTTTTCGGGGCAGAGGCTGTCATGGTGGATGACCTCACCTATGCAGCCATGTACGAGCATGTTGCAAACGGTCATCAGGCAACAGGTACGGCTGACATCCTCTGCAACCAGATAATTACCCAGGTGGCGTACATGATATGCCAGCAGCAGCCTTCCGCTTCCGCATGTCGGGTCACAGATACGTTTCCCTGTCGCTGTCTCCCCCGAATCGGTACATAAGACCATCAGGTCGCAGATATCCGGCGGAGTGAAGAACTGTCCGTTCACCTGCCGACCGCTTTTGGAGGATATTGCCATGAAGAGGTCACCGAACGCATCAAACCATCCGCCGGATTGCAATTCCCGCTGCATGAGCCGTATCCATCCGGTAAGCATTTCCATAAAATGCCTGTTCTGCTGCCGTTTGTATTTCCAGTCCATAAGGGGCGGTGCGCCGGGAGAGAACCCGTGAATGACATAACGCAGGAAATCGTTGAAAACGGATATCGGATCGTAGCCGTTCGAATAGGCGAAATCACAGACCATTTTCTCAAGCGGACGTATCGTCTGCGGTGTGTTGTATGGTACCATATTACTCTGATTTTTTATAGATTGTTACTATATGTCTTTTATGGTCAGTCTGTATCCTGACGGGAGAAATGCCAAGGAAAGAGAGATGGGTGTCCGCTTTCAGCATGTTCCATTCCCATGCGGGAAGTTCCTTCCATTCCATACGGTATGCCCAGAGTATGAACAGACCGGGACGGAATCCGTTGAAAAGCTTTCCGTGCAGAATCCCGACCAGCCGTTCCAGTTCTTCCCGCGAGTAAAGGGTGAATGCCTCATTCCGATAGACAAAGGCATCAGCCGGTTCAATATCCGGCTGACACTCGATGAGGTATCTCGTCCATTCTTTTGTGGTGTACTTTTCGTACAGAGGATCGGGTTCCGTGTATTTCCATGCCCTGACGAATGTGTGGAAGAGGACGGCACCGTTCCTGTGCCTTCCGGTATGCCCCCACATCCGGAACTGTTTGCTGCGTATGCCATCGGGAATCAGCAATTCCGGACCGGTTGTAACCCAAGGGCCTCCTTCGGTATTGTAACCGGTACACTTTTCATTTTCATGGCAAAAAGGTGTCTGTGGGAGAAGGCAGATATGAACTTCCCGGTCATCGCCCCTTTCAATGTGTGCCTGCGGATAATAGTCACCGCCACGGGTGATATAAGTGACAACGTCTCCTGCAGTCGGTAAACCGACTCTTTCCCTGTCCTCCCGCATCCTTGAAATCAGCCGGTTCACCTTCTCCACATCACATTCCTTTATGGAGCAGGCACACCCTTCATGCCTGTTGAGCAGAGTCAGACTTTCCAGGTCATAAAAATTACCGTACTTCATATTGAGATCGTTTTTGTTGATACAATTTGACCTGACGGGTAACCATGTCGCAGAACTTCTGTCCGTTCTCCTTCTCGCTTCTGAAATAGGCAATCATGTCCCAGAGATTCCGATTGAAGTAGCCGGTCCATTTTTCGTAATAGTGACTTCCATAGACCTTTCCGAACGTTTCCTCGAAAAGTGCAGGAGTCAGCCCTTCATCCCCGTGGTGGTTGTATTGCCACAGGGAGACAAGCAGCAGCTGGTTATAATCCAGTGTTTCCATATCTGTTCTTTTTTAAGTAAAACATCGGCCTACATGGGTAGGCATTTTTATTTCTTGATGTCTTTCCAGTCTGTTTTCCGGGGATTGCGGCAAGGCTTGGCGAAAGAAAATACCGCAGCGAAGCGAGGATGATTTTCTTTCAGCCAACCCAGCCCCTGAAAGGGGCCGCCTTGCACAATCAGCCCGGAAAACGGCTATCTTTACAGCAAGAAATGAAAAAGCAGACCTCGGATTCTCTGTTCTGAAGTCTGCTTTTCGGTCATTGTCAAGTTTCATGTTTTTCAGGTATGTATCTGCCATCCGTGGAACGGCTGCAATGTTACGGCAAACGACCTGTCAGGTATTCCATGATAGAGCAGACCTCCTACGATACCTATTCTTCCATCAGCATAATGCTGGGTAAAGCCGAACGAGTATGGGGCATGGTCATAGTAGAGTGAAATCTCACTGGGATAGTCAGGATTCCCTTCCCAACTCTTCAACCGTTCCAAGCACTTTTGAAGTGAGGTGTCACCAATGGATTCGGCATAGCGCTTTACGTTCTCGAAATGTTCTTCATTCAGGATTTTCATAACTTTGGTGTTTTATCTGTTAAACAATGAAAAAGCGAACTCCGGCTTTTCAGCACTGGAGTCCGCTTTTCGGTCATACTTGAATTCCATGTCGTCAAATAAAGGGTAAGTCGGTATCTTCCAGCATGGGCGCGAGCATCCGGCACATTTCGTAAGACGCTTGATTTCGGCTGTCAATCCGGCACGACTCACGTTTTGCCATGGCGATGATACATGCCTTTATTGTTTTGAAAAATGTCTGTTCCAAGGTCTTATGGAAAAACGGGAGTGTCTCTGCAAAACGTTCGGGACTGAATCCCGTATCATTCAGTGCCTGTTCCAGTGCCTTTGCCGCCTTATACTCCCGGCTTTGTTCCAACCGTTCCGGTAAACCTCCGGACTGCGCTATATGGAGCTGGCGTTCCAGTTCGGTAACGGCTGCCGAGAGCAACAGCTTGATGGCATCCGGATTTCCGATGCCGAATTTCCGGTTGTCGGTTGTGTGAAATTCGATCAGGTTTACAGAGCCGTTCTCCTGAAGATTTCTGTAGTGCGTCAGGTTCTCACCCAGCATCTTTGTTCTTTGATTATCCATAGTTTTATTCATTTTCAAGATGTGTAAAAGACTCGTCTGTTTTCAGTCAATCCAAAACGTGCCGCAATGCGGACATTTGGTACCGCATGGGAAGCTGTTTATATAATAGGTATCTCTGTGACGTTTATGGTTCATGTCTCCAAAAGTACATCCGCCTTCCCGAAACCTTTTTTCATAAAGAGCTTCCTGCTTCTGATATTCATTTATGTGACTCTTCTGCAAAGTGACTTCCAGAGGCATCATTCCGGTTTCCCAACGGGTGGAATCACACCAGCTGTTCAACAACCCGCAAATTTCATTCGCATAGGAATAATGTACCTGAGAATCCACAAAAAGATTGTCTCTGTAGAACGGAAGGGTGATGTCAGTCTGAAGACTTACATGATACCCCGCACCATTCCGGCTGTCTACAATAGCAACAATGACACCTCCATAGAATCGGATGCGCTTGAAATCATGTGAAGTACCTCCCGTAATCAGTCTGGAGAATATGGCATTGAAATAGATGCGGAGTTCGCCACCGTACGGAGCATTGACCAGAAGTTCATGGAGTTCATCGGTAAACAGCCCTTCCTTCAGTTGAAGCGCTCGTCTGATTTTACGAAGAGAGACCGTTTCGGATTCTCCGCGCCCACAGCCTCCGTACACATAGCCCTCGATTTCGACTCCAAGGGAGTAGAACATATTGGTTACAGCGGAATTGTCTATCAGTTCTTCTGCCGGATCGGTATTGTTCCGTTCGTAAAGCAGGTCTTTTATCTTCTCCTCATGTCGGATATATTCGGCGGATTTCCCGTCCGCTTCCATCTCATTCCGTATCTCCGAGAGATACCCTTGCAGGTTGTCATGTTCCTGATCGGCATACCACTCCAGGATTTGTTCTTCCAACGGACCGAGACTGTTCCGACGGATGCACTGCTCCTGCAAATCATCATGGCTGTCCAAATTCTCCCGGTAGTCCACGTAATAGAGGCTGACCGAATGAGGAACATAGTCCGTCCAGGATTGTTTTTCCTTCTTCATACCGCTTCCTCCTCTGTCTTTAATGTTGTCACATCATCCACTCCGTTGACGGGCGGCAAACAATCTATGATATATGACAGATGTCCGGCAAAGGCTTCATCCGGCTGGAAGTTTACCTCATTCCCGTATTCATTCTCTACACCATAGAGGCGCAAGTTGCCGTTCTCGATGGTAACCCTGCAAATCAGCACATCAGCCGGAGCCGGTTGTACGCTGCCTGTATTGACAGCAATGACGGGGCATTCCCCATCATTGCTGTTCCATTCATAGGAAGCTCCATGCAGTTCTATGGCTGCATACAATTCCCTGTATTCCATTTCTTTGATAGCCCTTATCCGGGCGTAAAAGTCTGTATGGTTCATATTGCGTTTTTTGTTGGATTTCTGATACATGTGCAGGATGGAAACCCTGCCGGGAACCCATCCTGCATACTGATTCAAGCCTGCACTTCCTTCTTTTCCATTCTGATGCTCCGCAGCTTGTACAGCAGGTAATGGAACAGTTCCAGGTCGTAGATGCGGTAAAAGAACTTTTCCCCTGTTTCTTTGACCGTTCCGGCGAAAGACACAGACTCTCGGTTGGTGGGATATTGCAGAAAATCCCCGTTTGCTGACAGGGTATGTCTGTTTTGCACCACTCTTTCCAGGAATCTGCCCATATCGTCGTTTCCCTCATAGCCGGAGAAGTAGAGGAAATGATGGCGGCGCAAGCTTTGGAGAACCCTGGTTGTTTCCTGTCTTGCATCCTTGCCGGAGGATTCGTCCGTACCTTTCACCAGGTTGCAGATGAATTTCTTCTCTCCATTTTTGTCAAGGAACAGATATGGGACTATAACTGTGAAACTATGCCGTGTATGGTCAAATATTCCCATTGGTTTTTCTTTGAGGATGCCGCCTTTGAATGTGACCTTCCGGTAATGTCTGTCCATTTGCTGTTCCAAATCCTTTCTTGGTGTGTTTACGGAACGCAGCCCCGTAAAATACCGTCCGTCTATCCGGAAGCAGAACCGGTGAATGCCGGCATGATACGGCTCGCTCATGAAAAAGAAATTCCGGGTGTGCCGGATGGGTGGCTGGGTGTCCATATAGTCAAAATAGTCCTCTTCCGTAATTTCACAGAACGGGGCGCAGAGAGACTGCAGGTGGATCTGCATTTTTTTGCAGATGGCATTCCCGGGCACGGCAATGAGGCTGGGGTTATTTTCCCTTTCCCTCAATTCTTCCAGTGTTTCGTGACCATAATCACTATGTATCCCATCAGACATGACGGTCAGGCAACTGCCGTCAAAGCAACGTGAATCAATGATGAATCTCAAATTGTCGTTTTTCATGGCTCAGATGTTTTGAAGGTCCAACAATCTTTTTGCGGCACCGAGAGCATTGGAGGTAAGCTGCCGTTGCCATGCCTTGTTTTTGGGTGACCAGCGGAATCCGGAGGATTTCAGTTCCTTTCGTCTGCTGTCTTCGGGAATCCTGTCAAACAGGATCTGAAGGCGGTCTTCCCCATAGTTCCATACAAGTGTTCCGCCCTCGAACGGCACTTCCTTGTTTTCCCGGCTTTGCATCGCTTTCAGCTTTTCGCGCATCCGTTCCGCCAGTTCCGGCAATTGGAAGAATTTGTTTCTCGGTGTGATGACGGGTTTCTTCACCCTTGCGTTATATTCGGAAATGAAGTCCACGGCCCTACGGACGATTTCCACTTCCCCGTGATTGGCCAGGGTGGATACCTTGTTCAGGATGCTGCTGACAAACAGGGCACGGCTATAGCCCCGGCATTGTCCGGTATCAATCCCATGGATGGTGTCGGCACTGCTCTTGATGTCGCGTTTGAGCGTCTGCCATGCCTTTTCCTGTTTCTCTTCCTCCGGTCGTGCGGCTTCCTTTTTCCGTCTGATGGTTTCAAGAACTTTTTTCCGCCAATTGCGGAATTCTTCGTAACAGTTCTGATAGCTTCTGTTCGTTTTTTCCTGCCTGTAGTAATCAAATCCGCTCCGTCCCGTCACCATCGGGTTGGCACAGTGGGAGAGGACCGAGAGCTGGGCGAACAACTTCTGCCGGTAGGCGGCGATGTATGTATCCCCTTCCTCTTCCGGCATGAGTTGCAGGTCGTTGTGCAGCTCCTCTCCGTAAATCATGATGTCCGTCTCGCCGCGAATCTCCGGATTGAAGGAACTCCAGGCGTATGCGTCGCAAGCCTGTTTCCACATATCATCCAGATAGCCCGGATGTTTGAATGCTACGGCTTGCCAGTCTTTGAAATCCCTGGAATGCAATTCATTGCGATCTTCCGGATTTCCGTACAGGTGTACATAGTTGCCCGTTCCATGATGCTCCTTTCTGAAATGGAACGGTACGGGGGGATAGTCCGTACCTTTTTTCCGGATCATCGTGACCCTGTGTGCATTCTCTATGGTAAGGTCTGCTACTTGCTCTTCGCAGACCTTTGCTGTTGTTTCATTCATAATCATTACTTTTTTAAATGTCAGCCGTAAATCATTTCTTCCAGTTCATCGTCCGTCAACAGGCGGATCTCTTCGTCCGAACAATAGTAAGCGATTTCTTCGTCCAAATCGAATGCTGCCGGATCAAGGCTTCTGATGCCATCCAGCAGTTCCTGTTCCAGTCTTTCTACGGAAACCAGATAGTTCCCATCTTTGCCTTGCACTTCCCGGGCAGGATAGCTCATTTCCCGATAAACCAACATCGTCATTTCCGGATTGGCTTCCTGCTGTCCTTTGCTTGTCGTCTTTCTGTTCATACCTTTATTTTTTAAAGTTTGACATGATCGGCTCCATGGAGCCGGATTTTCGTTTTCTTACTTGCCGGGCTGTCCTTTGTCGGGGATTGAGCAAGGCTTGGCAAAAGAAAATACCGCAGCGAAGCGAGGATGATTTTCTTTTAGCCAACCAGCCCCTGAAAGGGGCCGCCTTGCGCAATCAACCCGACAAATGGCTATATTTGCAGGTAAGAAATTGAAAGAACGGCAGGATATTGTGAATTATAGATTACAAAAAAAGCCATCCCTAGGGGGACGGCTTAATGACTGAATTTGTATACTTATTGTGCAAGACGCTCCTTCACGTTGTTCATTGCTTCTTTCAGGCTGCTGTTCATGACCCGTGCATAATGCTGTGTCATACGTGTGGAGGCATGGCCGAGCATGACGGAAACATCTTGAAGAGGCACATTGTTGGCAAGCGTGACCGTAGTCCCGAAAGTGTGACGGGCTACATGCGTGGTCAGATTCTTCTTAATGCCGCAGAAATCGGCTATTTCCTTGAGGTAGCTGTTCATCTTCTGATTACACATGACGGGCAAACAGCATCCTTTCTTAATGCAGGTCGGATGTTCCTTGTATTTCTCCAATATGGCCAGGGGTACGGGCAGCAATGGAATATTGCTGATGGAAGAGGCCTTCCTACGGTGTTCCAATTTGACCCTTCCTTTTCTTATCCACCAGTCTCCGAGATTGTCCTGTACCAGATTCTCTTTGTTCAGACTGGCAACATCGGAGAATGCCAGACCGGTGAAACACGCGAAGACAAAGACATCCCTGACCAGTTCAAGCCGTGGAATGGTGAATTTCTTTTTCATTACGGTCTGCAACTCGTCATAGGTCAGGAATACCGGATCGGTCTCGTCCTGCTCCATCTTGTAGCCGTAAAAGGGATTCTTGCGTATCCATTCCTTTGCCAATGCCATATTGGTAAATTTCTTGAAGCATTTCATATAACGGACTATGGTGTTCCGGCACAACCCCGCCTCCGTTTTCAGGTAGATGTCAAACGCACGGATGAACTCCGGTGTCAGCTCATGGAAAGTGACATCCTCCTTTCCGTAATAAGAGGGGATGAGCAGCTGTAATTTCTTCACCACGTTCTTATACCGGTTGATCGTGACGGGAGAGTAGTCTATACCCGCCAATGTTTCCATTTCCTTGATGCCTTCCCTCATGGTGCCGAGCAGTGTACGCATTTCGGTGTCTTTCCCGAAAACACGTTTAAGAATCAGTTTTGGGGTAATCAAGGCCTGTTCCAATACCAGTTCCTTGTGTTTTTCCAAGGCGCGTGCGTGCAGTTCGGCAATATAGGCGTTCAGTGCCACTGATGCCCTGTCCCTGCCTTTACTGCATCCTTTGGCGGCGTTCCATAAGTTCAGGGGCACGCTTCTTTGGATACGTACATCGTCATAGTCTCCATTGATGGTTATCCGCATCAATACCGGTGCCTCACCGTTTTTCAACAATTTCGTTTTAAGCACGAAAAACAGAATGTTCATTGTTCCCTGTTTCATCACTTTTGTTTTTTGAGGTTTACATTCAATTGTTTCGTCAAAACCGGATGGCATGAGGACGTGGAGCGAAGTGTTAAATTCGGTGGCTTTTTTGAGGGACTTGTGGAAAAGCCATAAAAATCCCATTTTTCTCAGGTTCGAATTGCCTTTTGTATCCCGGGTTCGATTCCTTTTTTTTATCCCGATGGGAAATACCGAATTTTTAAATTTCTTTCACTTTTTCGACTTCATCCGGTCATGTGTGCAAAATTACTTTTTCACACCGGAGATTGAAATTGTCAAACAGCTGAAAAACAATGAAGTATGGTGCATATTTATGGCTTTTTCAAAAGCCTTAAAAAAAGCCACTGAATTGGCAAAGTCCAACTTCACAAATATGTAGCGGAATGCGTAGTGAGGGTAAAAAAAAGAACCCTTGAACTATCTCTAATTCAAGGGTTTTCATGTGTGAAAAGCATTTATGTACTTTCTTTGGTGGTGCCACCAGGAATCGAACCGGGGACACAAGGATTTTCAGTCCTTTGCTCTACCAACTGAGCTATGGCACCAAAATGGTTATCGGTAGAGCTTTTCACTTTGTAATAGAAGACCTCTCAGAAACTATTGTTTCTTGTTTTCGGTTGCAAAGGTAGGCATATTTTTTGATTCTACAAATTTTTTGCAAATTTTCTATGAAATTCTTTTTGATTTCAAAAAAATGCTTTACCTTTGCACTCGCAAAACAGAAACGGAATGTAGCGCAGTTGGTAGCGCACTACGTTCGGGACGTAGGGGTCGGGCGTTCGAGTCGCCTCATTCCGACACTGTAAAGGATAAGCCACTGAACTTCAGTGGCTTATCTCATTTTTAGCAAATCCGCCGGGACGAAATCGGGACGGGAATTATTAACCATTTGTTTCTGCTGTTAGCAAAAACAAATAAAAAAAAATGTCCAAAATCCAAGAAATCAAGAGTTACACACCACCTGTATTACATACGGGTAAAGACTGGTACATTGACTTTTACGCATTCAATCCTGTTGACGGAGTGATGAAACGGAAAAAGATCAAACTGAACTTCATCAAATCCGTTAAGGAAAGAAGGGCATACGCCAAAGGATGCATCAACAGGCTATCAGAAAAGCTCGCAACAGGATGGAATCCTTGGATTGAGCAAGAATGCGGCAACGCCTTTCTACTGTTCAAAGATGTAATAGACAAATACCGCACTTTTCTCGCCAAAATGCAAAGAGATGGGAGATACCGACAAGAAACGATCAAATCTTATAGCTCCTACCTTCGTAATATGGAAATTTTCAATGAAGAGAAAAAGGTCCCTATCACCTACATTTACCAATTTGATAAGGATTTTTGTGTCATGCTGCTTGACGAAGTGTATATAACTAGGGATAACACTGCATTTACGCGCGATAACTATCTCGGTTTTTTGAAGTCTTTTTCCACCTTCTGTCTGAACCATAACTATTTAACACAGAATCCGACAGCTGGGATCAGTAGTCTGGGAAGAAAAGGGAAAAAAAAGCTACGCAACATCCTACCGCCGGAAACACTTGCAAAAGTGAGCGACTACTTAAAGAGCCATAGCCCCTATATGTTGCTGGCAAGCTATATTCTATACTATTGTTTTATCCGACCGGCGGAAATGGTAGGATTGAGATTAAACGATATAAGTTTGAAAAAGCAAACGATATTCGTATCAGACAATATATCAAAAAATCGCAAAGATGGCACTATTACATTACCATCAAAAGTCATACATCTCATGTTGGACCTGCACATTTTCAACAATCCCGGTGAATATTATTTATTTTCTGACGGTTTTCGTCCCGGTAAGACAAAAAGATCTGAAAAAATGTTCCGGGACTGGTGGGCACATCATCTCAGAAAAGATTTAAAGCTTTCCGCCCAATATAAGTTTTATTCCTTAAAAGATACAGGTATAACGAATATGTTACGACATTATGATGTGTTAAGCGTACGTGACCAAGCTCGCCACAGCAGTATATTGATGACAGATATTTACACGCCTCATGATATACAGGAAGCCAATGATCTTATTAAAAATTATCAAGGAGATTTTTAGTAAGCAGATATCAAGCGGTTACCCGTCACGGGCCCGCTTGACATTATAAAAAAGTAAAATATGAGATTTTATTTATTATCCTCAATCTTCGCTCTGATTTGTTGAAGTAGTCTAAAAGCTCCGGCCATCTTATAGTTGCCCAAACATTGCTTAGCTTGCATGATACAGGATTCAACAGTAAGCTTCAAATCCGGTGTGAAAGCGGATTTGTCTATCTGCATTTCTTTAGGAAGTTCATCAGCATGGTTGTTAAACCATACGATCATTTCATTCAATTCCTCTTCGGAATAAGATTCTTTTTTTTCAGCCATAATACATAAGTTAATGTTAGTTCCGGCAAAGATAACAAAAAATAGCCCCGACTCATCACGAGCTGGGGCAGTTCAATTTATAAATTTAAAGTCTTATGATGAAGATTGTCTGTTGCGCCAATGCTTTACTATCAGCATAACGACAATCAAAACGGTTACACAAACACAGGCAAAACCAATTTGTTTAAGCAAAGTGGATTCTTTTTTATCCTTTACCCCTTCAGTCTTGGTTTCTTCATGTTTGGTGGAAGTGGCTTCCTTGTCAACTTTCACCTCCGTACTATCTTTGGTTGCAGTTTCCTTCCTTTTATTCTTGCTGAAATCACCTTCTACATGTCCGTCAGCCAATAACGGAGGTTTCCCAGTCAGACTGTCGGGCGGTTTTCGAGTATCATAGATACGGAAATCAATTACATAGCTGCCATTAGTGGTTATCAGCTCTCTTAAAGAAGTAGCAGACCCATGTACGATATTGACCGATTCACTGGCGCTATCTTTGCTGATTACTTCTACATCGGACTTGACAGCCTTATGCGAGCTGCCACATGATCCGAACAACAGGAACAAACACATGAAAGGAGCCAGCAATATATGCCGGCTTACCCAGTTCATAACTCTAACCAACATAGTCTACAACTTAAGAACTTGCATCCTGTTATCCCCGTCAGCCCGATAACTGACGTGCACCCAAGCGAAGTTAGACTCGTCAATCAATTGATCATAGGGCAGGTTCTTGCGGATATATTCAAATAACAGCTTGTTTTGCTGTCTGTCTCCAGTGTCAATATCAGCAGCTTCCCCCTTCATGTGCTGCGAGGTCTTACTTCCCCTAACGGCCGCATTAAGTTCCGGACAGCGATAGCCACTGTTTACTGTTATTGGCTTTCCCCACCATGTGCGTAACGGATCAAGCACATTATCTACCAAGGCAGTCAGAGCAGTCACATGCTCCTGTCTGCATCTGTTGTTGATACCCAAGCGGTCAGCAGTCGTTGACTTGCAGAGTTCCGCAATCGTAAAAAACTTCATTTCTTATCCTCCTTTTTGTTTTTTCATAAAAAGAATATAGCTATATTTGCACAAAAACATAGCATGTTTTTTTCATGTAATAGAACTGAGTTTACCGGTCTGGCGAGGCCGGTTTTTCATTATTCCTACTGATTGCCCCCTGTCCCTCATCAAACAGTATCTGAGCCACCATCCTGGCAATATCATCCTTGTTCTCGATGATCACACTCATTGTCTTTTCTGCTTTGCGCAACTCCGCTTTCTCCCATGATTTTTCACGAACTGATTTAAACTCACAGAAAATGCAGTAACCCGTCCAAATCATTGAAAAAACAGGAAAGGGGATAACCACACAGCATAACAGATCAATGAAGCACAACTCTATAAATGGAGTGAAATACTTCTTCGCCTTGATGGCTGTTTTCTTATACCCCGTGGATGTTCTTGCCTCCCCGCGTTGTTTGGCCTTCATTATTCCTGAGACCAGATCCACGAACATTGCGCCGATAGTGGCTGCGATACACAAGGCTATCAGTACAATGTGTATCATCATGTGCTCGTTGATAAAATTGTAAATTACGTCTTTCATTACTTTGTCTTGATTATAAAATATATTGTTCCAAAGATATGTCTATTTACTTGCGTCATTGTTGCAGAATTACTTAAATCCATTGCCACGATATGACAATAAAAAAAGAGCCCGATGACAATATTTATTGCCATCAAGCTCCTGGTTACACAGCAAAGATAGTGAAAACTATTCCATATTCAATTCATATTGAAAAAAATAATCAGGAGCAATATTTCGATTATCCGAAGAATTTAAAGAGTCACAATATTAATAGAAAACAAATAGGATTCATGAAATCTACCGGTTGTCTATAAAATCAGATGTTCTTAAGCCTTTATCGGGAAACATCTTTACTTTTTTCCTTTTCCTTTGAACATTTTTCAAGTCACGCACAATGGTGCTGGAAAGTACCTCCGAATAAATCTGTGTGGTCTTGACGGAAGTATGTCCGAGCAGCTTCTGGACTGTTGTAATCGCAACTCCCTGATGAACCAGCAGGGTGGCACAGGTATGACGGCTCACATGGTAGGTTATCCGTTTTTTGATACCACACAATCCGGCCAGCTTTCGAAGCTGCTTATTCACTTCCGAGTTACAGGGTAGGGATGCAAGACTACCTATATCCGGATAACGGTCAAGAATGCCCAATGCCCTGCTTTCAAACAGCAGATGCAACGGCAGACGGATTTCCACCCCTGTCTTAACGGACGTGAAGTGTAACCAACGCTTACCGTTTACCTTGATAAAGTTGGCCGGAGATAGCTGGCAGAAGTCAGAATAGCGCAATCCGGTATAACAGCAGAACAGGAAGGCATCGAGCACATGGCGCATGGATTCCTCTTCCACCTCGACCGTTTCCAGCTTCTTCAGCTCGTCCGGGGTAAGAAACTCATGTCTGCCTTTCTCCTGTTTGATTTTGTACTTTCTGAACGGATAAGCGTCGGCGTGCATATATCCCTGGTTGATTGCCTCATTGACCAAGGTACGGAGCTGTCTCATGTGCTTGGCTATCGTATTGACCGCATTGCCCTTTTCTCTCAAGTATTGCTCAAAATCACGAAGGAATGTATAGGTAAGATCCTTGAAGTCCAATCCGGAACGGAAATCATGCAGGACCGCCAGTGTCGAGTGCAGGTTGTCCTTGGTGGACTGCTTCTTGTCCGAATTGTCAATGGCTGATTTGGCGAAAGTGGAGAAGCTGATATTCACGGCAC